ATAGGAGGTGAGGTACTAAGATGAGTAGACGACACCAAGCGAGTAAACGATTCCGAGAAAAACGTAAACCCGTCAAATCTCAATCAAATAACTCGCGAGTTAGTAAGGATTGCGTGTCCTCTCTATTAGACTCTCAACAGGAGAAACGAAAAACCGCTACCCCATCCCATGTACAGCCTGGTGACGTATTCATTATGCGAGATAATGGCTATGATGCTGAGAACAAACACAAGGAAGTTCCAGATACACAAGTCATTCGCTATGATCGACCAGTTGTTGTTATGGCAACTAGTAGAAGTACAGTTAATGTATTACCATTGTCGACAAAAATTCGACCATTCGATACACTGTACCCAGTTGTTATTGAACAGGGGCTAGAATCTCAAGTTATCATCTCACAGACACTAACAGTGGACTTTGATAACTTAGCCGATTTTATCGGAACACTTAGACCTGATGTGTTCTATGATATGCGTGAAGCATTAAGTAAGTATGTATTACATGGGGCGTCTCATGTGAAGCGAACTGTACAGCGATATGAAATGGATATGGTCAAATATGAACCATTTGGTATCTATGTACATCAGCTCACAAATGAGCGATTCATGATGTTAAAAACAAAGAAGAAGACCTTTATTAAAGTACCCGTTGAGATATTAAAAGAGAACGATATCTTACCAACGGATGTTAAGGTATTCTGTGGACATGTGCGTCTACACAAAGTCCAACTCGTTCTTCCTGATGAATTATGTGATGATCATAATCTTCTATATATCGGGGAAGAATATCGAAAATCTATCCGTAAGAAGATAGTAGATACAATCAGCAGTTGCTTAGGTGTTAAGATTCGAAACTGTATGTTAAAACCAGATTCAATTGATATTAAAGAAACGATGGCAATTGCTAAGGTTATCTCTTCATCAGATTATATTAACGGTGTTAAAGTCATAGATGATATTTGTAGAAACCATGTAAAGGTATATTTAGATGATCCGCAAACTTTTGTAAAGAAAGCATTTAAGAAACTAACAACGTTCACATCACCAACACAACTTATCGATGTAATAAATGAGAGAATATTGCTCATGAGTGATATGCTAGTATGCGACACTAGAGTATTGGGTATTGGTGAGAAGAATTTTGCTGATATATTAGAGAGAAGACTAAGTAAACATTCAAAAGGTTTTATCTGCGATAGTAAAGGTGTTGTTACTAAGTACAATAACACAGATCGCAAATACTACCTTAAGAACGTACGATGGATTTATAAATACCATCAACGTAATAACAAAAAATAAGTAGAAGAGTATACGGTTCATTCCGTATACTCTTCTTTTTGTGTGTTATCGAGGGTCGTAAACACCTTTGATACCCGCTTTGCGGTACCAGTTCGCTTTACCGCGAATAACATCGCCACCACGACGGTAGCCTTTGGAACCATATGGGTCATATACCGGAGATTCAGGAGTTCCTAAGAATTCCAAATCCCAACGTTCCACAGTGGATTTAGGACCATATGGGTCATGGCACCAAACACCATCTTCGTTGTCGCCTGCTTCGCCGTGTGTCATGACACGTGCTTTATCGATTGTTAAGTCGAGAGCGTTAGCCAATACAGTAACAACTTGAGACATGGTTTCGATTTGAGCCGCTGTAGGTGGTTCGCTACCTAATCCTTCTGGAGTTGCGTCATAGCAACCTAACAAGGAGATAGCAATAGAACCAGTATTACGACGCCAAGTACCGTATAGAATATCATCTAAACCTACACCTGCCGGCATATAGATTTCACCATTACGGTCGATTTGGATATGATAATCATCCCAGAATTGACCGTATCTACCGGCAGTCCAGTGAAGATAGATTTTAACATCACGACCTACACTGCGAGCTTGACTCCAAAGAGACCAATAGGCAGCTGTGGCTTTTTTCTTAATATCAGACAACGTTACTTGCGTCATCGCAGAACGAGGTAAGACTTCAGACATATATCAAAACCTCCTTATGGGTTAAAAAATGGACAATGTGATTACCACATTGTCCACGAATCTTTCTTATATGAGAAAAGTTGATGGCGAAGAATCATATGAATTGTTTGGGTGGATTCATACGACTCTCCGCTATCGAAAAGTTATCTCCAAATGAATGACGAGTTCATTCGGATACTATTATGTGAGTTACACTATAAGTTTTTATACCGATTATTCTGGTTTGATTTTGATCTTATTTCTACGTTCCTCTGGAGAAAGATCATCAGAACGAAGCTTATTAATCAATGCCAAGAAGTCACCATATTTCTTATTGACTACCTTGATATAGTTATTATCTCGCTGTTTCATAAGAGCCTCATCTTTATGCTTCTCTTTTACCTTATCAACAGCTTGAATTTTATGGTGCATATTTGGATTATCCCCACCATCTTTAACTTCTACTTCTAGTCGAAGATCTGGGATATAGAAGTCTGGGATATAGAAGTGTTCTACACCATCATAGGTATAACGGTATACATTAGGAGATGGAGCAATGATATCAGCAGATTCAAAGTTAAATACAGTATCGCAGTTCAATAAGAAATCTTTCTCATATGAACCCACATAAGTTGTTGGTTCACCACCATTCTCCCATTCATACTTACCAGAAATCTTTCTAGCTGCTAGCATTTTCTTTTGATGCTCTGGGTCATTAGCGAGATTATATTTATTATATACACGCATCATACGCTCTTTGAAGATCTCACGATTCTTCTGAGCACATTCTTTACGACCACATAATCTAGCGTATTTATGAGTCTTTGGATTCCAAGGAGTCTTACGCTTACAGATTACACATACGGTCGTTTTATCATGAGTTAAATCATAGAAGTATTGGTCAGAAGGGATTCCTTCTGGAATCATATCCTTATGAGCTCGTTCAATATGATCGTAAACAGCGTCCTTACTAACGTAATTTTTACGGCAGATTGGACACTTACATTTTCTAATTGTATTCAGTTTCAAAGACGTGTCACCTACTTTACATGAATTATCTATTTATATTACTAATCAGTCGTATAATAAGTGGATAGCATGTACGAATACACACTATCCACGAGTTGATATAGGAGACTATTAGTTATATGTATATTCTTATTTGATAGTTTTTTCAGTTATCTATTACTATAACGGGAACAAATTATCAGAGGAGGGTTTTACGTATTTTTTATTTTTTCCAAATGTTACCCAGAATTAAATATGTTAAGACATAGGTCTATATTAAAAAATTCTTTCCGCCCCTCCTCTTTTTAATAATCTTTTGATGTATATATTATAATGGTAATGTATACGAGTTGTATACAAGTAAAGGAGGACAATATGATGGAATTAAAACCAAAAGTCCACATCATTACACTTGATGAAGCTACCTTGTATAATACCATTGCATCATATAAAGAATCCCATGAACTACTAGATTCATTCAAAGAAGAGAATGTCAGAGTGGTTCATGGGATTACATTGTATAAATATGATGGAATGTTATATCATGTGGCTAAGAATGATGTAGACGAACTAGCAAGATATCGTCTCATTGGTCCAGTTGACCAACCAGATGAATCTATTATTTTCAAATTTGCTCAAATCATACTCGAGTATAATGATGAAGAGTATGTAATTCGTGATGACTTCAAAGTAACATCCATATTCTATAAGAATGGTAAACGTAATGAAGTAATCTACACAAACCCAAATCGATATGACATCACCGATGATTATGTGGTCGCATATAATCGATGTCATGGGTACTACTACAAAGATCTTTGTGTATGGGATGGAGATCGATTCGTTGGTTTAGACGTTGGTCGTCTATTGAAGTTTACCAATATCATTCGTATCGAAGATATGATAGCTATTGGCACACCAGATAATATCAAAGTCAATGAATACTACAAAGACCCATCGAATGTATTAAATGAGTTGGTATCTACACAAGCATTTTATGTGAAGAACAAACTCGGATATACCGAATTCAAGCTCCGCTATGAAGGGGTTAAGATAGAAGATATCCTATTCACAATTGATGAATCAGCAACAAATTCTGTGATTGGTACTACACCAACACGTAATCTAGTGAATGAGTTCCGTATCAGCTATTCTATGGTTGATATTGCGATTCAGGAATTAATGAATAACCGAGAAATTCGTATCTACCCAGGTAATCTTCATTATACTAATGATGAAGTAACATTCACGATAAAATCCGAAAGCGATATGTTCAGTCATATCATTATGCTCGAAACTATAGATATCGATTGTGTTCATATTGCTATCTATAAACGAGATGGTGGATTACTCTATTCATCTACGACTAGAAACCCCGCATTTAAGGAAGAATTGACAACGTTGATGCGTGTATAATAAAAAATTACTAGAAAACAACTCTTTAATGGAGTTAAACCTCCATTATATATGCTATATGCGAAACATTATAGTAATTTTTTAACGTATATACACGTTGTACAACAAAATTTTTCCTTTAAAGGAGGACTTTACAATGTCTGAAGTAAAAGAAGGCTTATCTTTAGAAGAACTTTTGGCTTTAGAAGCTGAATTGGTTTCCGATGAAGATGTTGAAGCTACATTAGAAGCTGACGCTGCTGAAGATGGTACTGAAGTAGAAGACGCTCCTGAAGTTGAAACAGAAGATGTGAACCCTGAAGACATCCCATCTGATGACGAAGATGCTGAAGATGACGATGATGAAGACGAAGAAGAAGATGATGACGATGAAGATGAAGTAGAAGAATCTACATTCGCAGCATTATTCTTGAACGAATTCGCAACTCCTGATGAAATCCAAGCTATGGCTGAATCCTATGATGAAATGGCAACATTGTCTGAAAACATGGGCGTGGCTATGGAAAAAGTAATTGTGA